CGCGCTTCCAGTAGTTCGCGAGGCCCTCGAAATCGTCGGGGCCGGGCAGCCGGTGGGGGTCGCTCCAGTACTTGGCCCTGGCGATGACGACGCCGAGCGCGAGGTTCCAGTGGAGCTGGTCGGCGAGGTCGTCGCGGTCGATGAAGGGTGCGGCGAACGTCTCGACGCCATGCATCAGGGCGGGCTCGGCGGCTATCACCCTCTCGACCATGTCCCATGCGGTGAGGGGCTCGATCTGGAGGGGGCCGCGCGCCGGGCCGCCGTTCAACTGCCGCAGATGCCTGAGGCCGCTCTCGGCGAGGCCGGTGCCCAGGATCAGCATCCCGGCGCTCGCGGTGTCGAAGGGGTGGCCGATGCGGGCGAGGGTCGGCACGATGACGTAGGTCCAGAACTCGCGGGGGACGATGCCGGTCATGACAGAATCTCCGGTACGATCTCGAACCGCTCGTGGGTGAACCTCACGACGAGGCCGGGGCGGAAGGTGTGCCGCAGGGTCGCCGTGGGGGCGACGGCCCCCGCAAACGGCACCTTGATGACGGTGGGCATCACCCACTCGTAGATGGAGCCATCGGCGTAGCCGACGATGAGGTGGGCCGGGACGCCCGCGTAGTCGCGGTAGTCGGCGAGGGCCTTCATGGCACCAGCGGGGACATCGATGGGCTGCGCGCCGATGGCGAGGCCAGCCTCCCGGTCGGGACCGTTGAAGGCGATGGGGATGGCGAGGCCGATCAGCTTCAGCTCCGAGAGGTCGCCGGGCGGGTGGTCGAGGCCGCCCCGGTCGAGCATGCTCATGAGGCAGCTCTCTTGGCCGGGCGTCTGGAAGGAGGGACCGGCGAGCCAGACGCGCTTGGCGTCCTCGTAGCGCTTCGTGACGGTCATGGGGTTGTGCCCCTCGTTGAGATAGTTGGTGACCTGGGGGACGTTCATGGGTTGCTCCTGGGGTTGGTGGGGGCCGCAGTATGCCTGGGGTTGGGAGGGGATGCAAAATAATTTGCAGAAAGTTCTTGACGCGTCCCAGACGGATAGGTGAAATTTACGGGGCGGCCATCCGGTCGCCCCCTTTTGTCATAACCCGAGCGAGGAGATCGTCATCATGGAGACATACGGACTGACACTGAGCGCCCCCCGCAGTGTGAACACGCGGTTCGGCGAGAAGACCCTCCGCAAGGCCACCCCGACCGAGGCCTTCTGGAGCGCGTGGCGCGAGGACAAGGCCGCCGTCAAGAACGCGGGTTGGAGCCTCGGCAAGGACCGCCGCACCAACCAGTGGGAAGTGTGCCACTGGGGCAGCGTGTCCGATGAGGTCGTCGCCGAGCGCAAGGAGGCCGTCGAGGCCAGCCGCGCGGTCGAGGCCATCGACCCCAACATCCACATCCCGGCCCCCGAGGGCCTCAACTACTTGCCGTACCAGCGGGCGGGCATCGCCTACGCCGCTGGCCGCACTTCCACCCTGATCGGCGACGAGATGGGCCTGGGCAAGACCATCCAGGCCATCGGCGTCTCCAACCTGACGGCGGCCAAGTCGGCCCTCGTCATCGTCCCGGCCAGCCTCAAGATCAACTGGCGGAACGAGTGGGAGAAGTGGGACACCAACGGCCACACGGTCGGCATCGCCTCGACCAAGGTCGGCGTCCCCGAGACGGATGTCGTGATCGTCAACTACGAAATCCTGAAGAAGCTGCACGACGGCCTCCGCTCCCGCGAGTGGGAGCTGCTGATCGTGGACGAGGCGCACCGGCTCAAGACGCCGACCGCGCAGCGTACGAAGGAGGTCTTCGGCTTCACGCCTACCGACGCCGCCAAGAAGAAGGCGCGCCTCGCGGGCAAGGCCGAGCCCCAGGCGGTGACGCCGATCAAGGCCACCCGCCGCCTCCACCTCACCGGGACGCCCATCGTGAACCGGCCCGTCGAGTTGTTCCCTCTCGTGAACAGCCTGGACCCGGTCGCGTGGCCGTCGTTCTTCCCCTACGCCCTCCGCTACTGCGCGGCGGTGAAGAATCGGTGGGGCTGGGACTTCACCGGCTCCTCCAACCTGGATGAGCTGCAACGCAAGCTGCGCGAGACGGTGATGATCCGCCGCCTCAAGAAGGACGTGCTGACGGAGCTGCCGCCGAAGGTGCGGCAGATCGTGACGCTCCCGCAGAACGGTCTGGTCAGTGTGATCGAGGCCGAGCGGGCGATCATCGATGAGATCGAGGCCCGCCTCGATGAGCTGCGGGCGGCGGTCGAGCTGTCCAAGGCTTCCGACGACCCTCGCGACTATGCCAACGCCGCCGCCGAGCTGGCGGCTGCCGAGCGCGTCGCGTTCGAGCGCATCTCCAAGGTGCGTCACGACACGGCGGTCGCGAAGGCCCCCGAGGTCATCAAGCACGTCGAGGAGGCGGTCGAGCAGGGTGGCAAGATCATCGTGTTCGCGCACCACCACGATGTCATCGATCAGTTTGTCGAGGCTTTTGGCTCCACCGCCGTCACGGTTGACGGGCGGGTGGCACCGGACGCGCGGCAGGCACTGGTCGAGCGGTTCCAGACGGACGACAGCGTCAGGGTCTTCATCGGCGGCATCCAGGCTGCTGGCGTCGGCCTCACGCTGACGGCGTCCTCGGCCGTGGTTTTCGCGGAGCTGGACTTCGTTCCTGGGAACGTGACCCAGGCGGAGGACCGGGCGCATCGCATCGGGCAGCGGGACAGTGTGCTGGTTCAGCACGTCGTCCTCGACGGCTCCTACGACTGCCGCATGGTCGATCTGATCGTCGCGAAGCAGGCGGTCATCGACGCGGCGCTGGACGACGACCACGCCGAGCGCGTCTACGACGACGTGCCGGTGTTCGTGAACCCTCCCGTCTCGACCGAGCCCAAGGAGCGGGACCGGCTGGCCGAGGAGGCCGAGGGCATCACGGTCGAGCAGAAGGCGGCGATCCACGCTGCCCTGAAGGCGGTGGCGGGCGACGACGAGGACTGGGCGACCGAGAAGAACGGCGTCGGGTTCAACAAGATCGATGGCCGCGTCGGCCACTCGCTGGCGTGGGCACCGTCGTTGTCGCCCCGGCAGGCGGCCCTCGGTCGTCGGCTGGTCCGCAAGTACCACCGGCAGATTGATCCGGTGGTCTACGAGGTGGTCTTCCCGGCCTCGTGATCATTAGGGCGGGGCTCCGGTCCCGCCCCCTTTTGTTATAAGCGCCGGGGCTGGCTCGGCGCACATTGGGAGAAGATCATGGCAGCAGCACCACCATTCAAGGTCTACACGGCAGCCGGTGAGTACGTGGCAGCCTGCAAGTACGCGAGCGATGCCGTCGCCATCTGCGCGATCAGCGGGAGCGGCACCGTTCGCCACGGCCACAAGCACATCGTCTGGCGCGAAGGCAGCGAGGAAATTTCGGCATCCGAGAGCTACGATCAGGCCGCCGACATCATCCTGTCCCGAATCACGGGGAGGGCATCATGACCGAATACACCCACCTGTTCCGGGTTCCGGCCCGGTTCGCAACCGACCACGCCGAGAGGGGCCTGCCGACCGGCACCCTGGTCAAGGCCAACCGCTCGGTCCACACCTACCGCTGCACCACGGCCCAGGTCGAGGAGTGGCTGTCGGACGCGGTCTACTACTCCGAGGCGCAGGGGTTCGATTTCCCTGACCAGCGCATCGTGATCGCATCGGCCCGCCGCACCGCCTTCCGCGCCAGGGAGTGGCTCGCGAAGTGGCGGCGGTCGTAATAACCCCCGGATATTTACGGGAGGGGTTCGCGCCCCTCCCCTTTTGTCCTTTCCAACCACCAACCGAGGAGGCTGTCATGGCCAAGACCAAGCTGCGTAACGACGCCACCGAGAGGGTCACCCCAGACGAGTGGGGCACCTGGGCGAGGCTGTCGAAGAAAGTGCTGGCCCTCTCATGAGGCGCTGGTCCGCGACCATACGGGCCGGGGGCATCTTCTGGGAGGGTTGGACGTACGAACTCTGCCGAGGCCCCCGGCTCTGGTGTGACCTCCGCGCGAGGCTCCACCTGTACCACTACCCCCACCGGGCTGCGTACATCGCCCCGGTCAACCCCAACCGAGGAGGGTCCAATGGACTTCGCGATTGAGAACCACGGCAGCATCGTGCAGCTCTTCCCGCTGCACGATGCTGCCACCGCCTGGGCCGAGCAGCATCTCCCCGATGACTGCCCGCGCCTGGGCCAGAGCTGGTGCGTCGAGCATCGGTTCGCACCTCCCATCATCGACGGCATCGTTGCCGATGGGCTGGAGGTGCAGGCCGATGGATGACAGCCCTTACCCGCCGATCCCCGCGTTCCTGCGGAGACGGCCCGAGGACGACCCGCCGTTCCGCAAGCAGCGGCGGCGGAAGATCAGGTGGAAGATGCCCAAGTACATCCCGCCTGAGAAGATCAGGAAGACCAAGGCCCAGATCGCCGGGCTCGCCCGGCTGGGCTGGTCGCGGTCCTCCATCTCCAGCATCAGGCCGTCGCAGGCCGATGTCATCATCGCGGCTGGGGACGAGGCCCCGCCGCGCAACCGCAGTCGTAGGAGGAAGTCATGACTACCGAGATCAATTTCGATGACGTGAGGGCCGTCTACGTCGAGCGGCGGTTCAGCCGGAACGCCGGGTGCTACGTCACCCACCTCTGGATCAAATGCCGGGGCGACACGGATGGGTATCGCGCGAACGCCAGCGTCCACGTCCGCTGCTACGGCGGCGCGGACGACGCGGAGCCGCCCGAGGTTTGCATCGTCCCCGAGGAGTAGCCGACCCAGACGGGTCCGAATATGGTGCCTGCCAGCTCGCGGCTAGGCTGGCGGGCACCGACCCCTGCCGACAACATCAACCCGCGTGACCTGGGCAGCCGCTGCCCCGGCGCGCCGACATCGCAAGGAGGTGTCACCATGAAGATGAAGCAGCCACCGAAGGAGCGCCCGTGCAAAATGTGCGGCACCTCCTACACCCCCTACCGTTACGAGCAGCTCTTCTGCTCGCCGACGTGCAAGAAGCGATGGTGGCGGCGGGCCGAGGTCCGAGGTGCCGCCGTCTATGATCTCCTCGTCAAGTGGCGACGGTCGAGGGGCAAGGACAAGACCGCCACCCTCGGGAAAATCTGTGGCGTAGTTGACCACTGGATGTATGATGACGAGGACGCCGGGCTCGCCCGGCCACCGAGGTCTAACTGAGACGGGGCGGTCTACGGGCCGCCCCTCCCCCCCTTGTCGCGAGCCTGCTGCGTCTCCTTCGGATAACGCCGCCTGCGCCGCCCGTCCTGGGTTGTGCCGCTCCGACCCTTCCCCCCCCCGCCGACCTTCTCCTCGACAATCGCCCTGAAATATTTCAGCCCGCGAATCGGTTCCTTCCCCGCCGCCTGCCTCCGCTCCTGATGCTCGCGGAACAGGCCCTCGCCATCGCCCAGACCCTGCCGCAGGAACTCACCCGCCCACTTCGCGTCGTCGTCCCGGCGCTGGCTCCTGACCCGCTTGCCCCAGACCTCCTTCGACACCCGGTCGAACGTGGCTATGAGAACGTCCACGGCGTCGTTGCCGGGCGCGGCCCCATTCCAGCGGGCCTTGGCCGCGTGTCGGCCACTCTCGGTCCACCTCTCCCGCTGGGCATCCTGCTCGGCCAGCTCCGCGTCGCATCGCTTGTGGTGCAGCCGCCCGTCCTTCGCCTCGAAAAAGTCGCGGACTGTCGGCCCGACCTCGGACCACTCCTCGGCGCTGCACCGGGCCAGCACGGCGAGGGCACGGTCGTGGTCCTGAAGCGGGCCCCGGAGCTGCATGTAGCTCTTGATCAGCAGGAGGTACGCGCCATGCTCCAGGCACGACAGGTGGCCCGTGTCGCGGTCGTAGTCATCCGGGTTGAACTTGAACCATTGGCCCGCCACAGGCTGCTCCCCTTCATATCAGGTGGTCGCGCTCTTCCGCCGTCGCCTCTGCCTTGGACAGGTCGGCGAACCCAGCGGTCGGCGCATCGAACTGCACCGTCACCGTGCCGACCGGGCCGTTCCTTTGCTTCAACAGCAGCAGATCGGCCAAGCCCCGGCACTCCTCCATGTCGGCGAGCCAGCCGGTGTGCTTCTTGAAGTTTGTCTCATCGGGCTCCTCGTTCTGGAGGTAAGCCTCCTCGCGATAGACCGCGATCACGATATCTGCCGACTGCTCGATCTCACCGCTCTCGCGTAGATCGCCCAGTGTCGGGCGCTTGTCGGAGCGCTCTTCGAGCTTGCGATTGAGCTGCGAGAGAGCGAGGACCGGAACCTTCAGCTCTTTCGCCAGACCCTTGAGGCCCCGCGTGATGGCACTCACCTCCTGCACCCTGCCCTCGGCGCGCGCACCGGGCGCGGGGGCCATTAGCTGGAGGAAATCCACCACGATCAGGGCGAGCCCGTGCTGTCTCTTGAGCCGCCGCGCCCTGGTCCGCAGGCTGGACACGGTCAGGCTGGCGCTGTCGTCCACCCACAGGGGCAGGCCGAGCCGCGTGGGCTGGAGCCCCATGACCTTGGTGAAGTCGTCTGAATTGATGCGGCCCGTCCTGAGATCGAAGCCGCTGATCGCGGTCATGCCGCTGATGATGCGCGTCTCGATCTGCTCGACTGACATCTCCAGGGAGAAGAATGCCACGGTCCCGTGGGCGGCGGCGGCCAGCGCCATCGTCAGCGCCAGCCCGGTCTTGCCCATGCTCGGGCGGCCCGCCACGACGATGAGGTCTTCGGCCTGAAGCCCCCCCGTCATCACGTCGAGGTCGGTGAGGCCGGTCGTCACCCCGATCAGTGCGCCGCCGCTCTGGTAAGCCGCCTCGATCTGGCGCGTTGCCCGGTCGAATGCGTCGCTCGGCGCGACCAGCCCGGTGTCCACCGCCTCCGTCTCGGCCAGCTCGTACAGCTCTGCCTCGGCCAGCTCGATCTGCCCTTCGCCGTCGTCGTCGCGGTCGTAGTCGTAGGCGCGGGCGACCATCTCCTGCCCTGCCTGGATCAGGGCGCGCCGGATGGCGGCGTCCTTGACGGTCCTGGCGTAGGTCGTGGCATAGCTCGGCAGAGCTATCAGCCCGGCGATCTGGGCGAGGTAGGTGGTGCCGCCTATCGCATCCAACCCCTCCGTCGATTCGAACCAGTTCTTGAGGGAGATGGGGTCGGGGCGCATGGCGGTGTCGGCGAGGCGGCAGCAGGCATTGTAGATGGCAGCGTTGGCGGCGCTGTAGAAATCGCCCGGCGCGACGATCTCGCGGACCTCGTCCAGCAGCTCGGGCTCGGTGAAGACGGTGCCGATCAGCATCGCCTCCGCGTCGATGTTGTTGGGGAGGGGGCGGGGGCCGGGGTCGTAGTAGGTGATCGACCCGCTGGGGAAGTTGCGTTGCTCGTTCATTGGTGGGCCGCCCGGTCGCCCTCGTCACCGATAAACTCCAGCAGCGTCGTAGATGTTCGACGCTGTTTCGAGTTCAGCCGCATCTTACGCAGGCCCCGGTCGATGATCTGGCAGCAGCGTGATTTCGATATACCGTATTCGGCGGCGATATCAGTCGCTGTCCGTGGCTCGGAATGGAGTGGGTCCAGGCCGAAGTGCTGCCGGATGATGTGCTGGGTGCGCGGGGCGAGGAGGTCTAATTCTGTATCGATCAGAGCGAGTACCTCGGTGCGTGAAATCTCCGCGTCGGGGAGGAGGGGGGCCGATGCGTGGGACAGGTGGGCAAACGCCATTAGGTCTTCTGGCGACGCCTCAATCTCTGCCGTGTTCGATGGCAGCGCCCACTCCTGATGCTGCGGCGGGACGAGTGCTTCGGGGGCGCATCCGAAGAACTTCGCGAGCGCGAGGACGCCGCCCTTCCACTCGCCGCGCTTGTTCAATGCCGGATCGCGGAGGTTCAGGAGCTTCCCGATTGACGCCTGAGACACGCCCGACGCTCTCCACAACTGCGCCGCGTTTGAGTACCCACGCTGGCGCATGGCCATGAGGAGGTAGTTGTTCCGAACCTTGAGCGTGAGCGAGTAATCTTTCATGCCCTGCTTTCCAGAAGCGTCGTACCCCACAGTCCCGTCAGGATGGCGTCGGCCTCGTCGTCGGTCGCCACCCTCCGACCGAGCAGCCGCTCGCAGTAGGCCCAGACCTCGGGCTTCTTGGCGTGGCCCTTGCCCTTGCCCATGACCTGGGCGCGGATGGTGGACGGCCCGGCGCTGGAGTACCGAATCTTGTGGCGCTCGCAGAAGGCGGTGACGATGCCCTCGTACCCACCCCACCTCTGGCTGGCGCGGTAGCCGTCCTTCATCGCCATGAAGTTCACGTTTTCGTAGGCCACGAAGAGAGAGGCGTCGGCGGGGGGAACCAGCCACGATTGGAGGCGGGCCTGGAGACTGAGGTAGGGCTGGCCGACGCGACCGCCCGATCCCAAGTCCCACCGCCCGCTGTCGATGACCTCGCCCCTGGAACCGACGAGCGCGTAGCCGGTGTGGCGTCCCAGGTCGAGGCCCGCGACTAGGTGCTGGTGCCCCCCGCCGTCTGGCATGGCTAGTGAAGGGGTGCCGGGGCTTCGGTGCCCACGGTCGAGCGGACGCCGTCCTCGCGGAACAGTTCGAGCTGCTTGTTGAGCCCGAGAACCTCGGCCAGCCAGCAGAGCTGCTCGATGAAGTCCGAGGCCTTGGCGGCGTCGAGCTTCCGCAGTTTCATGACCAGCCGCAAGGCCTCGGTGTTGAGCCCCTTGTCCTTCAGAGCCTTGAACTGGGCGGCCACGTCCATCGTGCCGTCACTGGTCTTCTGCTTGGAGCTGTCGAGATACTTCACCGCCTTCACGATCTGGCCCTCGTTCAGCTCAACGATAGGCTGGTCGCCCGCAATTTCGAATTCCGGCACGTCGTTCTCCTTCAGGATGGGGGATAGATGTCAGGCCTCAGATCGTGACGCGGGACGCCCGTCGCCTCCTCCACCGGGATCACGTAGGGCGGGGAAATCTTGCCGCTGCGCCGCCAGTAGTAGACGTTGCCGGGCTTGGTGCCCACGGCACGGGCGAGGGCGACGGGACCGCCAGCGGCCTCGACTGCCTTCTCAACTGCGCTCTGATTTGTAGCCATGCCGGGAGCATATGGCGGGGTGGCCCTCGCTTGCAAGAGATTTTGCATGAGGGGGTTGCTCGCAAAATCTCTTGCTCCTATGATCGTGGCCCCCAACCCAGGAGGAAGTCATGAAGATTTTGAGATTGGCCGCCGAGAACATCAAGCGCCTGTCCGTTGTCGAGATCGAACCGGATGGTGCGCTCGTCCAGATCACCGGCAAGAACGGGCAGGGCAAGACGAGTGTCCTCGACAGCATCTGGTGGGCGCTGGCCGGCACCGACCCGATCCAGGCCCAGCCGATCAGGAGCGGCGAGATATCCGCGAAGATCGAGGTGGACCTCGGCGACGAGCAGGCCGAGCTGCTGGTCACCCGCCGCTTCACCGCCAAGGGTTCGACCCTGAAGGTGGCCGCCGCCGATGGTGCCATCTACCCGTCGCCCCAGACCATGATCGACAAGCTGTTTGGGAAGCTGACGTTCGACCCGCTGGCCTTCATGGCGATGAAGCCGCGCGATCAGTTCAACGAGCTGTCGGGCTTCGTGCCTGACGTGGACTTCGCCGAGCTGGCGCGGCAGGAGGCAGGCGACGTGGAGGCGCGGCGCGACATCAACCGCGACGCGAAGGCTAAGGCCACCGTCATCGACGGCATGATCGTCCCCGCCGAGCCGCCGAAGGGGCCGGTCGATACCGAGGCGCTCGGCGAGAAGCTGGCCGATGCCCACCAAGCGGCGGCGGTGAAACAGACTTGGCGGGACGATTGCAGCCGCGCGCGGGACGATATCGCTCGCGTGCAGGAAAATTTGGAGGCCGCCCAGAAGAGGATAACCGCTTTCAAGACAGCCCTCGATAAGTTGTCCGATAACGAGCCGCCCGACCCGGTCAATACCGCCGAGATTCAAGAGCGCATCCGACAGGCCTCTGCCATCAACGAAGCGTGGTGGAGAGTCGAGGAGCATTCCAAGCTGACCGGCGAGCATGCCGCGTTGGTCGAGCAGTCCGAGGCGATCACCGAGAGGATGAACAAGCGGGCCGCCGCGAAGGAGGCCGCCATCGTGGCCGCCGAGCTGCCGGTCGAGGGCCTCGGGCTCGGCGACGGCGTCGTCCTCTACGACGGGGTGCCCCTCGATCAGGCGTCCGACGCGGCGCAGCTCATGATCTCCACCTCCATCGCCGCCGCCCTCAACCCCGACCTCCGCGTCATTCGCATCCGTTCCGGCAGCCTTCTCGACGCCGACAACCTCCAGGCGCTGGCCGACTTCGCCACCGAGAAGGACTTCCAAATCTGGATCGAGCGAGTGGCCGATGCCGGCGGCGTCGGGTTCGTGATGGAGGACGGTCACCTCGCCGGGGTGGAGCCGAAGCCGAAGGAGGAGAAGGCCGCGCCCAATCACACGTCGAAGAAGGGGGGCGGCACCAACCAGCGAACGAAGAAGGCCGCACCCCCCAAGGAGGAGGAGCTGTTCTGATGCCTGACCCCACCTTCCAGACCGTGAGCGCAACCCAGCTCCCGGCCCTCTTCAACAAGTCGAGCTACTCCACCCGCTGGATGCTCTACCACGAGTTCCTGAACCGGCAGCTCCACGAGGTGGAGGAGACGAGCCGCATGAAGTGGGGCAAGATCATGCAGCCCGCCATCGAGACGGTGGCCGCCGCCGATCTGCGGCTGGAGGTGGAGCCCGACGAGCAGTACCAGCGGCGCGGCCCCATCGGCTGCACCAGGGACAGCATCATCACCGACCCGCAGCGCGGGATGGGGGCGCTGGAGATCAAGTGCATCTTCGACTACTCCGTCTGGGCACAGAGATGGGGCGGGGGCAAGGCCGTCCCCCTCGACTACGAGGTCCAGCTTCAGGGCCAGATGCACGTCGGCGACGGCGACACCCCCTTCGACTGGGGCGTGATCGCGGCCTGGGTCTGCGGCGACCTCCAGTACTTCGAACGGGAGAGGGACGTGGCTCTGTGTGAGGAGCTGGAAGACGAGGCCGGGGCGTTCCTGGCCGAGGTCGAGGCGAAGCGCGAGCCCGACCCCTTCGGCCTGCCAATGGAAGTTCCGCTGCTCGACAAGCTGGTGCCCATCATCGATGACGAGGTCGCCGATCTCCGCGACGAGGCCGACGCCTTCGACAAGGCCGAGACGGCGCGGATGTACGGCTGGGCGCAGACCGAGAAGTCGCGCTTCACCAAGCTGGAGAAGGAGCTGAAGGCGAAGGTGAGGGTCATGGGTGGCGACGCGGCGACGGTGCTGCTGCCCGACACGCGCATCTACCTGACCCAGTCGGCGTCGAAGGACAGCGTCGTCTCCCTGCCGGCAGAGATGCGGGAGTGGCTGCTTCAGCATGCCGACGAGATGTCGCAGACCATCGCGGACTGGGAGACGGTGACCCGGAAGGGCGGCGTCAGCACCAGGATCAAGGTGGCCGAGGTGGACGACCCCCGCAGCCCGCCGCCAGACACAACGGAGATCGGGGCATGAGGATCGAGCTGAAGCTGATGGTCTGGGCCGCAGCGTTCATGTGCGTCCTGGGCTCCAACGGGCTGGTGCTGGGCAACGACGGCGCGCTGCCGAACGCATGTGTGTGCGACAACTGCGCGACCGACTGCATGCGGGAGCGTCCCACGCACAAGACCCTCGTCTTCATCACCCAGGAGGGAACGACCGTGATCCCCGGCATCGAACGGTGCGATGCGCTGGCGGCCTGGATGCAGATGCAGTGGGACAAGCACCCCATCTCACACGGCTATTCATCGGGGGCCGCCGCAGCCATGTGTTTCGGGGAGCCGCTCGATGAAGATGAGTGAGCCCACCACCTACCTCGAATGGCTCGACTGGGCGCACAACCGATGGGACGGCCCGGTCCCCAAGGAAGAGCTGGAGGCCGCCCGCCTCCGCTTCGCAAACCAACCACGAGAGGAGGCCGACAATGGCGAACGATCTGGTAATCCTTGAGCAGCAGCTCACCCCCCTCGCACCCCGGTTCGAGGACGTGCTGCAAGGCACCGGCCTGCCAGTCGCGAAGCTGATGCAGACCGTGCTGGTGTCCTGCGAGATCAACCCCACCCTGCTGGAGGGTGTCTTCCGACCGACCCTGCTGCGCGGCGCGATGACGGCGGCCTGCCTCGGGCTGGAGGTGGACGGCGTCTCGGGCCAGGGCTTCCTGCTCCCCTTCAAGGGGCGGGCCCCCACGGTCCAGTTCATCACCGGCTACCGAGGCTTCCCCACCATCGCCGCCCGCTCCCAGGTCACCATGAACATGGGCGTCATTCGCGAGGGCGACGACTACGATTTCCAGCTCGGCTCGGGCGGCTACATCAAGGTCAAGCCCAAGCTGGGGAAGGAGAGCGAACGCCCCATCATCGCCACCTGGGCTACCGCGTCCCACCACGACCGGCCCGACGTGATCGAGGTGCTGTCCATCGACCAGATCATGCTGGTCAAGGGTAAGTCGATGGGCGCGAAGAAGGCCAGCTCGCCGTGGAACGATCCTCTCATCGGCTTCCCGGCGATGGCGGCCAAGACGGCCCTCCGACGATGCGCCAAGCTGGTGCCGGTGCGCGGGCTCCAGCTCGCATCGAGG